GTAGTTATAGTGTCTTAGATATATCTATTAATGTGGATAAAACAACAGAAACGAAAGCTAAGAAGTTAAATATGTCTGCTTTTGCATTAGATCAACTACAAAAAACTGGATTATGTACCAATAATTTTCGATGGCGTTAAGAGTAAAAAAATTAAGATTTCCAAAAGAATTAGCAAATACATCATTTGAAATAGAACTTGAGCAAGTAGGAATATCGGAAGATGGAGAACCAATATCTTCATTCAGAGATACAGGTAAATGTATATTTTCGGAAAAATCAAAAAGAGTTATTGATGAGAATGGCAAAAGGTTGCTGTTGTCTGGAAAAATAGCTATTGAAGGAGATATAGCACCAGAATTAAAAATTATTGCTAGTGGTAATGTTTTGATTAATGGAAGAAAGTATGATATTTACGCAGGATATCGTCCGAGAAACCCAGATGGTTCTGTTTTTATGACGGAGTTTGATTTAATGTAATGAAAGTTACAAGTAAAACAAATCCTAACCATTCTAAAGCTATGCAGATGGTATTTCAAAAAGCTCAAATAAAAACTTGTGATGCAATTAAAAGTGATTTACAGGAATCACAAACATTGCCACATGGAGATACTGGAAATTTAAAGGGAAATATAGAAACGGATAAAGATAATGTAAAAAAAGGTATAGTCAGGATTGCACATGAAGGGTTACCTTATCCTAGACGATTATATTTTCACCCAGAATACAACTTTAGCAAAGAAAAAAATCCTAAAGCGGGTGGAATGTGGTTTGAACCATATCGTCCTAGTGGAAGAAAAGGTAAAATACCGCAGATATATTTTACAAGATTTGTGAGAAAGGAAATGGAAAATGTCATTAACAATCATTAAAGATTATTTCAAAGAGACATTTCTTTGGAAAGATGCTATTTCAATTGGAAAAATTGATAAAAATCAAGAAAAAGCTATTTGTTTTTATCCATCAAAGCGTGAGATTGCAAAAATAACACGAATTGGTGGCAAAAGTAATGCTAAGTATAATTTAATTCCTATTACTATTTTATTAAGATACACAAAAAATCAGTCTTTAGCAGAAGCTAAGGCAAAAGAAATTTATGACTTCTTTGACGAGAGGTCTTTTTATTTGAATAAAAAAAGAATATTTGTGATTATGCAATCAAATGACCCTATTTGGTTAGGAACGGATGAGCAAAATGTTTATGAATATTCTTTTGAATTGAATTTTTATGAAGAAAGGTAGGTGGCTATAAATGGCTACATTTACAACTGGAGTATTTCCAGTTTATGATTTGATTTTTAAAATTGGTACAGCAGGAGAGAATTCAATAGATGCAGATATGAAAAATATTGCGGAAATGGATAATTTTTCAATGTCAGTAACAAGTGACACACAGGAATGGAATCCGATGGATGCGAAAGGTTGGAGAAAACTTTTAGTAACAGCTAAGGCTTTAACGATTTCTTTGTCTGGTAAACGTTGTTATGGAGATAATGGTAATGACTACGTTGCAGGATTAGCATTGAAAAACGGACGCAATTGCTGTTCTAAAATGTCAATTGATTTTCCGAATGGGGACAAGTTAGAAATGAATTGTGTTGTAAAAGTTACGAATTGGGTAGGTGGAGCATCAACAGATGTACAACCCTTAGAGTTTGATTTAGAAAGTAATGGAGAACCAATTTTTACGCCAGCAAGTTCTGGAGAATAAAAGATGGAGAGGATTTTCCTCTCCAAAAATTTTAATAAAATAGAAAGAAGGAAAAAGAAATGAGAATTATTGAAACAGGAGATAAAATTTTAACGGGAGATAATCATCCACAATTACAAATAGGAGATAAATTATATTTAGTAGATGATAGAAAGAAAACGTTTGATAAAATCAACGAGGTACAATCTGATGTTACTATATCACAAAGCGAAAAAGAAAGAAAAATATTTGAACTAGCTCTTGGCGAAGCTAATGCTAAAGAATTATTAGAAAATGAGGAATTAACAGTGCCTGGATATAAAAATCTAACTTACTTTATTTTAGCAGCAATCACAGGAAGCACCTTTGAAGAAATAAAAGAACAGAGTGAACAAAAAAACTAATATCCCAAGAAGTTTTCTATGATGAAGATTTCGATTGGGATAGAATTGTAGCAAGTTTTACACAACAATACGGTGTTCGATTAAGTCGTGAATATGAAGAAATATCTACACAAGAATACTATCAGCTGTTGAAACATTTAAATGGAGATACACCACTCGGATATTATATTCAAATTCGTTCTGAGAGAGACTCTAAGAAAATTCAAGAAATGAGCAAAGATGAAAAAAATATTCGAAGTGAGTGGCAACAATTTAGAATGAAACACACTCCGAAAATAAGCGAAAAAGATAAAAAGAAAAGGACAGAAGAATTTCATTCTTTAATAAAATCAATGTTTGGAGGTGGTATGAGGTAACGATGGAGTTGCAGGAACAGTATATTTTAATACTGCTTTCGATACAAAAAGTTATGATAGAAATATATCTACTACTTTAAAAAATACAGAAAATGCTTTTTCAAATAGCTTTAAAAAGATAGGGTCAATAGTAGGCAAGGCTCTAGCAGTTACTGCGGTAGCAAAGTTTACGAAGTCTTGTTTAGACTTAGGTTCTGATTTAGCCGAAGTTCAAAATGTTGTTGATGTATCATTTCCAAAAATGAGTGAACAAGTAAATGCTTTTGCAAAAAACTCAATTACACAATTTGGTTTATCTGAAAAGATGGCTAAGCAATTCATGGGTACATATGGAGCTATGTCAAAGAGTTTTGGATTTAGTGAACAAGCAGCCTATGAAATGTCTAAAACAGTGACTGGATTAGTTGGAGATGTTGCATCTTTCTATAATATCAGTCAAGATTTAGCTTCTATTAAATTAAAAGCTATATGGACAGGCGAAACAGAAGGGCTAAAGGATCTTGGAATTGTAATGACTCAAACAGCATTAAATGAGTATGCAATGCAACAAGGTCTAGGAAAAACAGTTGATAAAATGTCTGAAGCCGAAAAAGTGGCTTTACGATATTCGTTTGTTCAAAATAAATTGTCTGGAGCAATGGGTGATTTTGCGCGAACTAGTGATGGCTGGGCGAATCAAACACGAGTGCTATCTTTAAGATTCGAGCAATTAAAAGCGACATTAGGGCAAGGTTTTATCACATTATTTACACCCATAATTAAAGGAATAAACACTATACTTGGTGGATTACAAAAAATAGCAGAGGTATTTACTTCTGTAGTTAGTAAAATCTTTGGTAAACAAAGTACTGCGATAAGTAATGTATCTGCGGATTATGTAGGTTTAGGAGAGAGTGCTGTTGAATCAGCTAATGAAACTGTAAATGCTTCTAAGAAAGCCCAAAAAGCAATAATGGGTTATGATAGGTTAAACATCTTATCGAATAAAAAAGAATCTGGTAGTGGTGGAAGTGGTTCAAGCGCACTTAATATAGGTGGTGGAGTAGTAAATACGCCAACTATTAAAGATAACACATCATCTTCATTAGATGGGATCATTACAAAAATTACTTCAAAAATAAACGCTTTTGTTGAACCTTTAAAAAATATTTCATTTGAACCCTTAATAAATTCTTTAGGAAAATTGAAAAATGCTTTTTTACCATTCGCAAAGAATATTTTTGAAGGTTTAGAATGGGCATATTTTAATTTATTAGTTCCTTTAGCAAAATTTACAATTGAGTCAATAATTCCAACTTTTTTGGATTTAGTAAGTGGATCATTAAAAATTTTAAACCCAATTTTAACTTCATTTAAAGATATATTTTCTCCAGTTTGGGAAAATCTTTTGCAACCGTTTTTATCGTGGTCAGGAAATGCGATTGTCGGAGTTTTAAAAGGTGTTGCAGATGCACTTTCAAATATCGGAGATTGGATGAGCAATCATCAAGGAATAGTAGATGGAATAATAATTTCATTAGGAACATTCTTCGGTTTATGGAAATTGACAAAGCTTATGGCATTTATTCAAATGAGCGGTGGAGTTAGTGGAGCTTTTAAAACTATTGGTGGAGCTATTAAAGCTTGTACAATAGAAAAAATAAAAGATAAAATAGAAACTTTAAAAATTATTGGATTATACGCAAAAGATTTTTTAGTTAGCTTAGCTCAAGGGACAGCAGCCTTAGTTAAAAATGCAGCTCAGTGGGTAATAGAAACAGGAGCAAAAGTGGCTTCTACTGTGGCTACTTGGGCAAGTGTTGCAGCAACTACTGCAGCAACAGCGGCAACATGGTTGTTTAATGCTGCGTTGACAGTATTAACTTCTCCTATAACCAAAGTTATAGGAGCAATAGCACTTTTATGTGGTGGTATTTATTTGTTAGTAAAACATTGGGATGATGTGAAAAAAGCTGCAGGTGCATGCTGGGATTGGATTGTTGGTGTGTGGAATGGTGCTTGTGAGTGGTTTAATACAACTATCATTCAACCTATAGGAAATTTCTTTTCAGGTATGTGGGATGGTTTAAAAAATGGTGCGTCTAATGCTTGGGAAGGAATAAAAGGTATTTTTTCAAAAGTTGGAGAATTTTTTGGAAATATTTTCGGAAATGCTTGGCAAAAAGTCAAAGATATTTTTTCTGCTGGAGGACGTATTTTTGATGGAATTAAAGAAGGAATTGTTTCAGCTTTTACTAATATTGTAAATGCGATAATACGTGGAATTAACAAAGTTGTATCAGTTCCTTTTAATGGTATAAATTGGGCTTTAGGAAAAATTAGAGATATAGATTTCTGGGGTTGGAAACCATTTGATTGGATTTCGACTATAAATGTTCCAGAGATTCCACAACTTGCAGAAGGTGCGTGGTTTAAAGCACGAAACCCACAATTATCAATAATCGGTGAAGGTAAACACAATGAAATAGTGGCACCAGAACCTAAACTTGATGATGCAATTGATAGAGGCTATGAAAGACATAAAGATAACAATAATGCTGGTAAATTAGAAATAACAATTATTCATAAATATCCTAATGGAGAAATGATGATTGATGAAATTAACGATGCTCAAGTTAAAGCAGGAAAAATATTATTAAAGGTATAGGAGGTCAAGAAATGTTAGAAAATAAATACGATTATTCGATTACGCAAGGAAATGTAACAGAAGTTTTTCATGCACAGAAAGTTTCATATAGATATCCGCAAACTGACGGAGACGGAGCAGGTGCAACAGATGAAAATGTGATGTTTCTTGATCCACTTCCTGAACGTATGACTTTCATCGCAAAATATGAAAATCCAGAAGAACAAGAAACTGCTAAGTTATTGAAAATGGCAAAAAAGAGAACGGGAACAATCCGTTTTTTTGATTTTAGAGAACAAGATTTTGTTGATAAAGTATGTTATATTGTTGCTGAAAATATAGAACCAGAATTTTTAATAAATGGAGAATTTGTTTGTAATGCCTTTGAAGTAGAGTTTATACAACAAATACCAGATGAATATGTATAGTATTAGCAATGATTATAAGGCTGCTTGTAAGGCTTTAACAAGACAATCAAAAACCAAAATAATAATAAATAATAAAACATACGATGGTTCTCAATATATCAAAGATTATCCTAAATTTAGTCATAGCAATGATACTATGATAGGTGGTTTTCCAATTAAGAGTGCAGAATTTAGCTTGTGGGTAAAAAATGGTCCAATCGATATAATTGATAAAGAAATAAAAATATATCGTGGATTGCTAATCAATGAAGAAATAGAATGGATTCCACAAGGAGCATTTTTTGCAGAACAAGAAGATATAACCACATCGGATACAGGAGAATATATAACAGTAAAATGTTATGATAATGCTAAGAAATTGGGAACGGTTATTTATAAAGATAATGATAACGATTATCCTCAAACCGAATCCAATTATATAAAAAAAGTAATTGCTCAAGCAGGATACGAAATAGATGAGAATTATTTTGTAGAATCAAATTATATGATGAAACAAAAACCAAATATGCCAGAAAAAACCAATTCAAGAGAAATAATTAGTCGATATGCTGAACAAAGAGGAGCAATTGCCTTATTTTCAAGAATAGGGAAAGTTCAAATAAAGAAACCTACAATAATTGATTTTAATTATTCGTTTTACCAATATAAAAAATTAAGTTGTGAAAATGTTTATGGACCTTTGAATCAATTAATAATTGGAAATAAAGGTATTGATAATAATGTGATATTCCCAAGTGGGAAACAAAGTTTTCCATGGACGATGTTTGATAATCCTTTTTTAGATTTGTTAAAAGAGACACGTAGAGAAGAAGTTTATTCTCAAATTAAAGGACAAAAACTTATACCATTTACTTTAGAGTCTGCGTTAGATTCTTTTTATTTAGATATAAATGATATTATTTCTGTGCAAAAAAAAGATGGGAATTACGAGAACTTGACTATTTTATCGATTGAAACGGAAAATCGTTTAAAATGTAAAATAGGAGCGAGCGTTCAAAACAAAAAAGACATTTCCTATAGCTTGGCTGGTAGCATAAAAGAAGATATAGAATCTGTAAAATTTGTGGTAGATTATAACAAAAAGCAAATAGATGCAGCAGTTACGGAATCCAAAGACGCCAGTACAAAAGTTTCGCAATTATCTTTAGAACTGGGACAATTTCGGACACTAGTACAAGAAGTTGCAAAATTAACAGAATCAAAAGAAAAAACAGGAACTGTTGAACTAGATAATATCAATGAAAGTGAACCAGTAGAACTAGAAATATATCCAACAACAGAGGATATTATCTGTAAAAGATTAAGAAATAATAATTATTTATCCAACACAAATTATTTAGTTGGAAGAACTGTAATCTTTGAAAATACTATAACAAAGGAAAAAGTTGAATATGAATTGCCTAGTGATTTACTTTTTTTAGGAAATAAACATGATACATACTTTTTAAATTACAATCAACATATTTGCCAAGTTGAAAAGAAAATTGGAATCAATTCCGCAGGAGAAAAATATCTTTTAGAAAAATCTGAAAAGAAAACATATGCTTATCCAAGTATTAACTTAAAAGATGGTAATTATAAAGTGTATGTACTTCAAGCGAAAACTACAGCTCATATTCGATGTGCATTAATGACTCAAAATATTTATACCGATCAATTTTGGACAAAAGTAGAAGCGGAAAGCAAAATTACACAAACAGTTGGTCAGATTTCTTTAGATGTAACTCAAAAATTAAAGAATTATTCCACTACAAGTGAGATGAATAGTGCAATTGATATTAAAGTTGGAAGTATTGAAAGTGCAGTATCTGAAAAATATGCGACAAAGGGTCAACTGAGTACTATGGAATCAAAAATTAAGCAAACAACGGATTCAATTGAAATGACTATTAGCAAAAAAATTGGTTCAAGTGAAGTTTGTTCGATCATCAACCAATCGCCCGAAGCAATTTCACTAAAAGCAAATAGATTTTCATGGCAATCTACAAACAGCTCTCTAGGTACAAATGGGACCTTAACTGCTAAAAATGTTGATTTAACAGGAAAAATAACAGCAACAAGTGGCTCATTTACAGGAAAAGTAATAGCGGGTTCGGGTGAAATCGGTGGATTTGATATTGGCACTACTTCTATAACAAGCACTTATGATAATTACCGCGTTTATATAGGAAATGCATCAAATGCAAATAAAGATTTTCTTGTTGTAAGAACTGGTACTTCTGGTAATTATAAATATCCATTTATTGTAAGTGGCGAAGGAAAGTTAACTGCAAGTGATACAAAAATTAATGGAGATATAACAGCAACTAAGGGTAAAATTGCTGAATTTACTATTAATGGTGCAATGTTAGTTGGAAAAAATGTAGGAATGTCGGGAAAAGCTGATCAAGGCTATGCTTTTTGGGCAGGAAGTAACACTCCTTCAAGTGCTCCTTTTCGAGTAGGACATAACGGAGCATTAGTTGCCACAAGTGTTGATATTTCAGGAAAGATAACTGCAACAAGTGGCTCCTTTACCGGAACACTTACATCTAATTCTGGTACTATTGCCGGCTGGACTATTTCCAGTGATGGTTTCAAAACAGAAAAATCTTCATTATTGAGTAATGGTAACTTAAATTTATATCCAACTGTTGGAGGAGTATATCGAATTAATAACGGAGTTCGATTAAACGCAACATCTGGAGTACAAATTTCTTCAAATGGTGGTAGTCCATCTTTTCCAGATAAAGATTTGAATTTGCTTGCATTAAATGGAGCAACAGCTTATATGGCTTGTCGTCACGGAGATAGCGGAAGCGAAAGAAGTGCTGTTGCTTGTGCAGACGGAGCTTTATATTTAGCAAGTGTAGGAGTTATTTATGCAAATGGAGTTGCAATAGGTGGCTCTTCTTCTATAGCAACAAAAGAAAATATTCAAGACATAACGCAAGAGAAAAAAGAGGAATTATATAATTTAATAAAAAATATTCCAATAAAAGAATATGACTATAAAAAACAATATGGAAAGAAAAATAACTATGGATTTTTGATAGAAGATATTGAGAATACAAAATTAAAAGATTTACTTCATATTGTTCAAAATAAAAATAATAAAGATATTAAAGTGTATTCATCCGAAGACTTAACAAGATTATTATTAATCGTTGTTCAAGAATTAATGAAAAAAGTAGAAAGTGTAGGTAATTATGGCAAATAAAAAACCAA